GTGTTAGGATGCAGTATTTAATGGACGAAAGAGATTTATTTAGCCCACAGGGCGGCAACAATAGATTATATCCCTATGCTAAAGATCTCTATTATCACCCAGATGGCACATTATCTATGACACTAGAAATATATGACGATATAACCACCAAGCAATTCAGCTTTGGATTTAACCCACAAGGTAATTTAAAAGACTTCTTGGACATGATTTATGCAGAATAAAAAGGGCGGCGAATCAAGGGATATAAAGATAATAATAGATACCAATAAACATGGAATAAGAAGAGAATATCCAGCAGCAGGATATAAAGCTACATCTAAAATGAATAAGAGGAATAAAAATGCCAAAAAAGAAAAAGAAAAAGCGTAAGGGTTATTAATGTTTAATAACTGTGTTTCACATGAAACATATTGATATATTACTAAACAATATCATAAAGATGTGCGTAATGTCAAATATATATGCCAATATCATCTCAATATGTGGACATATCATGTGTCCAATATATGAGATAAAGGAGTAATTATGGGATATCCAACATTTAATGAAGAACAAATATCAGAATTTATAGAATGTGCAAATGAAATGGGAATTGGTCCTGCTATGAGATATTTAGGATATCCTAAATCTTATCATACAGCTAAGAAGTTTTATATACAAAGATCTTTAGATCTTCCCACCGCAAATACATTAGCAGTTATGGCTAAACAATTAGATATATTCTACAAAGATAAAGATAAGATTATAGCGGCCCAAGCAATAATAGATCGGGCGGTGGAGAAACTATATGAAGATGATCTCTTGTCAGAAGATATAAACAAACTATCAAATGCTATACATAAAGCTATACAAACAATTAATCTAATTGAAGGTAAGTCTACAAATATAAATGAAAATAGATCTAAAGATGGAACAGATTTGGCAATCGTAGATTTGCTAAATGAAGCAAAGATAAGAAACAATTTAATTAAAGATAATATTACATTAGATTAGATATAGACTACCCACTTGACAAATATTAATTCATTTTGTATTTTTGCTACTGTAAATAAATTTCTACAGTAAAAACTATATATATACCAATAGGAGGTAATATGCCACGCAAGAAGAAATTAACAACTAAAGAAAAATATTCTCAATTAAAGAAACAAACTGAATCTGCTGGAATGACTGTAAAAGAGAAAAAAGGCAAATTAGTTGTATCTCGTAAAAAGAAGAAATAATTGGATTTAGAAACATATTTAGCAGATATAAACCCAGAATTATTAACAATATCTGAGGGGCGTAGAGAACTTACTAAATTTGATCCAATGCTATTTGCTCTTATATATTTGCCACATCATTTAAAGAATTCTAATGACGAACTCACTTTATCTGAATTCCATTGGGCACTTGCTGAATATGGCAAGACTTGGATTAATAAACCTACAAGACCTAAGCAACATAGAGATGCATTTATAGCACCACGGGAATGTGGCAAGTCTACTTGGATCTTCTTGATATTGCCATTATGGGCCGCCGCCCATGGGCATATTAAATTTGTAGCAGCCTTTTCTGATGCTGCTAGTCAGGCAGAAACACATCTGATGACATTTAAAAATGAATTGGACACAAATGAGTATCTTAAAGCAGATTACCCAGCACTCTGTACACCTAAAATTGTCGGTAGCACTGGGCGTTCCCTTGCGAATAATAGCTGGAGAATTGTTCAGACAAATGATTTTATCTTTGATGCTAATGGCATTGATACCAATTCTTTGGGTAAAAAAGTCTTTGGGCAAAGACCTGACTTAATTATTTTAGATGATATAGAAAAAGGCGAGAAAAATTATTCAGAATATCAGGCAGGACAACAGAGAAATACAGTATTTGATGATATAGCTCCAATGAATATATATGCTCGTATGATTATTGTGGGAACTACCACTATGCCTAATTCTATGATGGATCAATTTAGAAAACATGCTGAAGGACACACAGATAAGGATTTAAAATGGATTACAGACCAGAATGTACGTGTCCACTACTTCCCTGCCATCATGACCTCTGATGACGGCTCAGAACGCTCTGTATGGCCTCAGAAGTGGCCTATAGACTGGTTGCTAAGCCAAAGACACCTGCGTGACTTTGCCAAGAATTATATGAATAAGCCTGTAAATCCTGATGGTAATTTTTGGACAGAACAAGATATTATTTTAAATGAATTACCTGAATATGGAAATACAATTATTAGTATTGACCCAGCAGTAACAAAGACAAAGATTTCTGACTATACGGGCGTTGCCGTATTGTCCAGAGGCGATGATGATAATATTTATGTGCGAGAAGCATTGCAAATGAAGGTATCACCATCAGAATTAGCAGAACGAGTGGCAGCACTCGTAGATATATATGATCCTGGTGTTATATATGTTGAAACTAACCAGGGTGGTGATCTATGGCAGGATGTATTTAAAGATATTCCTGTAAAATATAGATCTGTAAAGCAATCTGTGTCAAAACAGATACGAGCTGGTAAAGCACTAAACTTCTATCAGCAAGGAAAGATACGCCACACTACACATTTTCCAGCGCTGGAGGAACAAATGTGGGCATTCCCAAAGATATCCCATGATGACGTTCTTGATGCTGTAGTGTCAGGGATACTTTACTTTTTGGACAATAAGACTCCAAAAGTATTATCCAAACAATTTAATTATCTTAGGAGATAAATATGTCAGACATAAAAAAGGCGTTTGATCATATCCTAGCCCAAAGAGATGCATATGTGAAGGCGGAGGCATATTATGATGGCCACCAGCCAGAAGTATTTCAATCTCAACGATGGAATAGAATATTTAGATTTGAAAACGCAGACTTTAGATTCAACTTTGCTAAAACAGTAGTTGATTCTGTATTAAATAGACTTGAAATTAATCAAGTACAAGCAACAACACAAGCAGCAAATAGTTTTATTGATCGTGTATTTGATCAGACAGATATTAAGATAGATATCAATGAAATACATAGATCTGCATTAATTTATGGAGATACATATGCAATTGTTTGGCCAGACATGACTGGTCAAGTCGCAATTGATTATAATTCACCATTAACAACTGTAATTATTTATGATCAGGAAAATCCTAGAATTAAATCATTTGCAGCAAAAATGTGGCAGGTAGAGACTGATAATGAGAAATTAATTAAATTAAATCTATATTATTCAGATAGAATTGAGAAATATGAAGGCAGAGGCGATTTGGAGATATTAACAACAGCTCCAGCAATGGCATTAACAGAAGTTGTGCCAAATCCTTGGAACGAATGCCCAGTATTTCATTTCCGCACACATAAGCCATATGGAAAGCCAGAACATTATGATGCCTATGGCCCACAAGATGCAATTAATAAATTAATCAATACTCATATGTATACCGTAGATTATCAGGGTGCTCCACAGCGCTATGCTTTGTCTAATGGTGGCAATTCATCTGAGTTTGAAGATTTTAATGATGATGATACTGCTAGAGAAAATCTAGGCGCATTGCAAAATGGCCCAGGACAACTTTGGTATTTACAAGGTGTCTCAGCTGTTGGACAATTCCCAGCGGCAGATCCAAAAACATTTACAGAGCCAGTAATGGAATTCGTAAACGCTATGGCATCAATTACATCAACTCCAACACATTATTTCACCAAGGGAAGCTATATTCCATCTGGTGAGGCATTGCGTGTCTCTGAAGCACCACTAACTAAGAAAGTTCTTAATCGCCAATTGGCATTTGGAAATACTTGGAGAGATTTATTCAAATACATGCTTCGTGTTGAAGGAATTAGGGCAGAAGTAGAAATTGACTGGCAAAATCCAGAAACAATTGATACTGTTGACCAATGGGATATCGCAGTACGCAAAAAGAGCGTTGGTATGCCATTAGAACAGATTCTTTTGGAGCTTGGATATGACGCAGAGATCGCAGCACAGGTTGCTGAGGCCTCTGTAGTCCCAACAGGACAGACACAAGACATTTCTCTACAATCAACTGGAGTAAATGCAAATAATTTGGCTTTGGAACAAACCGCAGCCGAACAAAATCAACAAGAAGGATAATAAATGGAAGAAACTCAAGTGGATGGTACGTCCCAAGAGATTAAAGATCCAGAAGCTGTACTAGCAGCTTTGGACCGTGCCAAAAAGGATGCAAAACAGTTTAGGGAAGAAAAAGAAGCCCTAGAAGTCAAGATGGCGCAATATGAGGAACAGAATGCTAAATTTAGCGGGAAGTTGCTCAGAGAAAGAGTAATTCAGGAACTAAGCAAACACAATATTGCCAATACTGAAAGAATTCTTAAGTTTGTTAAATTTGAAGGACTTACATTTGATGATGAATTTAATGTATTAGGTCTTGATGATCAAATTAAAGAATTAAAATCAGATTTTCCAGAATTATTTGATCCAAAGTTGCTAGTAGCAGGCAAAGCAGATTCGGCGGAAGCCAAATCTGTTGATAAACTAGTATCAACAAGCGAAAAACTAGCTAAAATAGCGCTTGGAAGATAGATTTATCTAATTTAATAATGTATAATTGGTACATGCAAGTCTCCAGATGGACGTTTGGACTTGCGACCATAGATATATTGGACGATAATCTATTTTCAAAAGTTTAAATTAAAATTTAAGGAGAAATAACATGGCAAGAACAGATTTTACCGAAGCCAATGGTTATATTCTAGAAGAGCAAGGCTCAGCAGTTATCCAAGATCTCTTGGCTAATTCTGCTGTTGAAGCATTTGCTCGTCGTGAGACCATGGCTTCTCGTACAAAGACTGTGCCTCGTTTCGTAGCAGACGCTCCTGCAGTTGTA